TATTGTAGAAAATATATCTCAAGATTTATCATCAATATATTTAACTTCATATCAAAAAATTCCATTTAGTATAGCAAATGAAAACTTTGTTTCTTATACTACTAAACCAACTTTACCTTCCCAATTTGTTAACCCTCAAATTATTCTAAATTCAGATAGAATTGTTTTAAATGCTAAAACAGATAGTGTTTTAATTAGTGGACAAAATTCGGTTGGTATATCATCAAATAATAGTGTTAATATAGAATCTACAAGTGAAATAGGTATTGCAAGTAAATTAGTTAAATTAGGTAGTGCAAACGCTAATCAAGCTGTTTTAAGAGGTGATGAAACCGTAGAATATTTAAAAATATTAATTACCGAATTGCAAAATATATCTGAAGCTTTAAAAGCTGTTCAAGATTGGCCTGGAGGAGTAGCAGCACCTAATCCTTTACTTTTAACTACAGCTACATCAGCTTTACAAGTTTTTGGAACAATTTATAATGAAATTGATAGTGTTAAATCTAAAACAGTTAAAACGGTATGATGTATTCTATAAAAGGAGTAGTTGTAAATGGACAATCTTTAGATCCTATTAAGGGTGCTAAAGTATCTATTTCTCCTATTACATTTATTTTTACTGATACTTCTGGAAATTTTATAATTGAAGGAGATATTCCTGAAAGTGGAAGTTTATCTATGACTGTAAACGCTCCTGGTTTTCAATTTATAGAACCTGCTTTATACAAAGGAGATAATACTTTAAAAACCGATTTAGGTGTAATTCAATTACAACCTTTAATCTCTTCTTTAGCCCAAGAAAAACTTAGTTCATCTCAACTTAATAAAGCTCAAATAGAAGAACTTTCTAAAGGAAATAAAGGAGCAGATTACTTTGCTCAAGAACGTTTATCTAATCAAATAGGTACCATTAAATCAACTTTAATTCCTTCTATATTAACTATGGCCGCTGGATTTGGGTTAACCAAGATATCCAATATCAAACCAGAACAATTTACAAAATATTTAGACCAAGCAAGTTGTCCTACTCAACCCGAATTAATATCTTTAATAAATCGAAAAAATAAATTAGTTAAACAATTAAATAATACTTTAAAATTAATAGACAATACTACTAAAGCATTAGGTATTACTGAAGGGGTACTCATACTATTAGATGCTACTTTATTTACTGCTGATAATACTCCATCTAATCTTAATCCATTCCCCCCAAGTTTTAATAAAAATTTAAGTAAAACTATTGACAAATTAAAATCAGTAAATGCAGGCATATTGTCTATTTTAGTTATATTAAGACAAGTACTTTTGCAAGCTCTTAAATTGCTTAATTTACTTGATCAACTAGTTCAAAAATGTTATCCTGATGCTGAACAAGAAAAAGTAGCTATAGAACTTACCGCGTTAACTAATACACAATCCCAACAATTATCTCCTGTAGTTACAAATATAAATGGATTTACAATGGGTGTTGAAACTGAAGTAACAGATAAACCGTTAAAACGTAGAAGAGCAACTGCTACGAATGCACAAGGTGTTGTAATGTTAAAAGGAGAATGGTCCTTTAGCTCAATTGATCAAATATTAATTGATGAACTTGTATTCTATATTCAACAAAACAATTTAAAAGCCGATTAACCCTATATTTATAATCATATGAAAAGCACAGATTTTAAAAAATTAATTAAAGAAGCTGTACGAGAAGCAATTCAAGAAGAATTAAAAGATATTCTTTTAGAAGCTGTTCGTTCACCAAAAACAATTGTAAAAGAATCTATTCAAGCTATAGATACTCCAAAACCTACTTTTACTCCACCAACAATGGATACAAGAAAAGCATATATGGATATTATGAATGAAACTGCTTTAAGTTTTACTTCACGTGATGCTCAAGTTCCGTTTCGACCTCAAGTAAGTGATCCCGTAAATGGTAGTTTAGGTGCTGGTGAAGTAGGTATGGATCAAATTATGAATCTATTAAATAGTAAATAATGCCATTTAATCCCCAACAAATAAATCCTCTTGATTTAAATCCAAATGTTGCTGTTGGGGTAAATCTTCCTTTTAGTGGTCCATCTGTATTTACTCCTAATTATTTAACATCTCAAGCTGTTAAAAACAATTTGATAAATTACTTTTTAACTAATCCTGGAGAATATCCATTAAACCCAACTTTTGGAGGAGGATTAAGAACCTTTATATTTGAACAAATATCTGAAGGGACTTTAGAAGGATTAGAAAATAAAATAAACCTAAATTTATCCACAGTGTTTCCTAATGTTAACGTTACTTCATTAGAAATCCTTCAAAACCCAGATAGTAATACATTAACTATTCAATTAAAGTATTCTGTTAATAATTCTAATGTAAACGATAATTTAATAATCCAAATTTAAAATGGCTACTGTAAATAGAGATATAAGATATATTAATCGTGATTTTTCTGAATTTAGACAACGTCTAATAGAATATTCTAGAACATATTTTCCTCAAACATACAATGATTTTTCTCCAACATCTCCTGGTATGATGTTTATGGAACAAGTATCTTATGTAGGGGATGTTTTAAGTTTTTATCTAGATAACCAATTTCAAGAAACATTTATCCAATATGCCCAACAAACAAAAAATGTGTTTGAGTTAGCATATATGTTTGGATATAAACCTAAAACAACAGGAGTAGCTCAAGCAATGATAGAAATTTATCAACAAGTTCCTTCTAAATTAGTGGGTGGAGAATATGTTCCTGATTATGATTATACTTTAACTGTAAGAGAAAATTCTACTGTAAATTCCCAAAATGGGACTTCATTTTTAATCCAAGACAAAGTTGATTTTTCAGTTTCTAGTTCTCAAGACCCTACTGAGGTTACTATTTATCAAATTGCTGGTAATATACCTCAATATTATTTATTGAAAAAAAGTAGAAATGCTATTTCTGCTACTATTAATATTGAAAATTTTTCGTTTGGTTCTCCTCAACCTTATCAAACAATAAACTTACAAAATTCTAATATTATTAAAATATTAGATATTACAGATACTGAAGGAAATGAATGGTATGAAGTAGATCATTTAGGTCAAGAAATGGTTTTAGATTCTATTAAGAATACTAACATAAATGATCCTAATAAAACGGATGATACACCATATTTATTAAGATTAAAAAAAGTAGCTAGACGTTTTGCAACACGTTTTACATCTTTATCAAATTTACAAATCCAATTTGGAGCTGGAGCCCCTAACGATGTTACTGAAGAAATTACCCCAAATGCTGATAATGTAGGCATTGGACTTCCATTTGAACAAGATAAACTTACTGTAGCCTATTCCCCAGTTAACTTTTTATATACTGGAACTTATGGAATTTCTCCTTCTAACACAGTATTAACTGTTAGATATTTATCAGGGGGTGGAGTAATTTCTAATGTTACTGCTAATACATTAAATAGTTTAGATACTCTTAGAACTACTTTTAACCAAACTAATTTAAACTCTACAACTGCTAATTATGTATTTAACTCTATTTTTGCTAATAACCCTGAAGCAGCATCTGGAGGAAGAGGTGGAGATACATTAGAAGAAATTCGTCAAAATTCTTTAGCACTTATAGCATCTCAAAAACGATCAGTTACAGCAGATGACTATTTAATTAGAGCTTTAAGTATGCCTTCTAATTATGGTGCTATTTCTAAGGCATATATTGAACAACCAAAATTAACAGATAATCAAGTTTCAACTATTGAAACCTTAAATCTATATGTTTTATCCCTTAACACCTCAGGACAATTAAGTTATGCTACTCCTACATTAAAAAATAACTTAAGAACCTATATGTCCCAATATAGAATAATTGGGGATAATATTGAAATTAGAGATGCCTACATTATTAATATAGGTATAGACTTTGAAATTATTATTCTTCCAGAATATAATAATAATGAAGTTTTAATAACATGTATTGCTTCTCTTCAAAATTACTTTAGTTTAGAAAACTGGCAGTTAAATCAACCTATAATAATAAAAAATCTTTACCTTTTATTAGATAGGGTTCAAGGAGTCCAAACTGTTAAAAATATTACAGTTTCTAATAAAACTGGAACTCTTTTAGGGTATTCTCAATATGCTTATGATATATCATCGGCTACTCAAAACCAAGTAATTTATCCTTCATTAGATCCTAGTATATTTGAAGTAAAATATCCTAATCAAGATATAAAAGGTAAAGTAGTTCCTTTGTAAGTTTATATTTATAATAAAATATCGTAATGGCTGTTTACAAAATATTTCCAACTAAAGATACTACTCTATATTCTGCTTACCCAACAATGAATACTGGGTTAGATGCTATTTTAGAAGCTTCTAACAAATTAGATTTAAGTGGAACCCCTGAAGCAGCCAGATATTTAATTCAATTTGATCAAAATGAAATTAATGATGTTATAACTAATAAAATTAATGGTAATACTTCTAGCATATATCTTAAAAATTTTATTGCTGAAGCTCAAGGTTTAAATCAAAATACTTCTTTAGAAATTTTACCTTTAGCCCAATCTTGGAATAATGGTACCGGATATTATTTAGATAACCCAAAAGAAGAAGATGGAGCATCTTGGGGATATTCCCTCTATTCAGGATCTGGAATATGGAGTATGGGGGGTGTTATTGGAGGATTTTTATACACAGGTTCATTTAATTCATTATTTTCAATTCAAGGAGGAGGAAATTGGTTTATAGCTCCCAACTTAAAAGTTACTGAATCTTTTGAATTACGTGATACTAAAGATATTGAAATTAATGTAACTGATACTGTTAATTTTTGGTATAATTCTACAATTCCTAATTATGGATTTATAATTAAATTAACT